TTATGTTCAATATGTTTCTATTATACTGTTTAGATGTTGGAGTACCAACACTACCACTATCCATTGGTAATAATGTCAATAGTGCATCGGGACCGGTATAACTAGTACCAGCATATCCTGGTAAACTAGATTGATATGTTGTTTTTGCACCACCTTGAGAACCATAACTAATAAAACTACCAACACCAAAATAACCATTTTGTTTAAATATAGCTCTTGTACCGGCAACTATGTTTGAACCACTGGCTTGTACAGTGTTGTCTGGATCGGTTGATACATAATAAGCATAAAGTCTCAAATCATTGGAACCAGATTCAGTTCCCAATTGCATTCTTGGTTGAAATACTGTTTCGGACCCACTTGAAGCCAACCGTGAAAATAGAATTGAAGATTGGGCGCCAGCATCACTTGCACTAGTTGCCAAATTTAAAGTAGCATATTTTGAAAATATAGTAGCACTACCACTTACATATAATCTTGCTAAATTTTCATTAACTGTTGCTTCACCATAAGTTCTATAAGCTGGACCAGTACCTACAAATAATTCATTACTTGCAGTAATTTCCGAAGCAACAATTTTATTACTTGCGCTTAAATTACTTGCGGTAACATTTGTTGCAAATACATTTGATAATGTACTATTGCCAACAACAGTAAGTGTACCCGCATCTTGTATTGCACTCGCAGTTAATCCTGCACTTGCACTTACATTTGACGCAGTAACATTTGTTGCAAATACATTTGATAATGTACTATTGCCAACAACAGTAAGTGTACCCGCATCTTGTATTGCACTCGCAGTTAATCCTGCACTCGCACTAACTAATCCGCTGAAGGTGGCAGTAGTACCAGTCAATCCTGCTAATGTTGATGCGCCAACTACTGTTAGTGTACCTGCATCAGTAATATTAGTTTTTACATACAAATTACTGGAACTAATATAACCACTTGCACTAATATTGCTAGCAGTAATACTGTTTACATTTATATCAGAACTACCAACTAAAAACCCAGAATCATTTGTTTGTAAAATAAGGCGTGAACCGCTAATAATTGTTTCAACAAATGGTGCTTGTCCACCCTGCAATGATGCAGATGTTTGTGGAATTACTATATTTAAAGTATTAGAATTTGGGTATGGCATATAATTTCGTCTTTATCTAGTTATAAATATAAATATAAAATTAATTAATATATAATTCTTAGACTTAAACAGTCCAATCTGCAATTGATTGTCTTAACCATCTTCCACCAGCATAAATATAATGATAATCACCATCATATGCCATCCAACCATCTTCACCATAATCAGTTGGTGTATTTGGAACAGGATGCCAAATAGTAACTTCTTGAGAACCACTAACTGTTAAGTTTATAGTTTGTTGTATCAATGCGGCATAACTTTGTCTAATTGTAGTAATTGCTTCTCCAGCTGCAGTAGTAGATTGTTCGGTTGCGATAGTACCTTTAGGAAATCTCCATTCACTATCATTTTCGGCAATAGGATTTATACTATAATAAGGATTTCCTTTGTTACTATAAGTGTTATCTTTAACCTTTTGATTAACCTTAGCCATTTGAGTACTACTAACAATTTCTGCAGTTAATTTTACTTGTTTTGGTGTCAATAATCTTTGAACAGTTTGTTTTCTATCTTCAAAAGATTCTGGCAACAAATAAGCATTGGTAGTTAAAGTAAATGTACTTCTTACTATTCTGTCTTTTTCACCACTACTTTCTATAGTATTTGTGTAATTGTCAATTTTAACTCTGAAGTTAAATCTTTGTTTATCTCCCCAATAATCTCCTTCTGCAAAATTAATTTTTTCTAATATTGCATTGTTTTGTTCAACATATTCAGTCCATACAATAAATTCATATTCTGCTTTAATATGATCAGGCATTGTTACTGCAAATATTTGATTGGTAGGTGCAACAGTCTTATTTAATAAATTGAACTTATCGTATTTGTTCTTTTCATTGAACTTAGTCATTACTGGATAACTCAAATAACGATTAAATGTTTGATAACCTTCATCTTTCGCAAATGATGTTCTTTTAACCATTATCAATGGTATTTGTAATTTACCCTGTTGATCTCTTAAACCGCCTTGAGCTTTTGCAGCATACCATTTTTCAGGATTACCATATATAATAGGCACTTTTATATTTTCACCTGCGTCAATTACAGTAGGATTGATAACATTTTGTATATAACTAATCAATGCAGTATCAACATCCAATAAACTAACAGTAAAGTTTTTCTTTGGATCTTCATCTCTTCTAGTATCCAATGCAATGTTTCTTACATTAGATACGATAGGATTGTTCTTTTCAACATTGTTATTTGTTGGTACTGGATTGTTTTTATTACCTTCCCACATAATTAATATTGACGGTTAACTAAATTAATCTTGCTCAACTTAGTATAATGACTGTTACAGATTATACTATGCGATTTATTTGACTGACCACCTAAAAATTGTTCTTGTACAACATTATCAATTTCATGATAACGATCATTGAATAATATCAAATCGCCAACTTCAGGATAAAAACTCGCATCTTTTAAAGACAGTTCTCTGAATTTAAATACAACAGTTTGATCTCTGTCAGGTCCAAATCCTTCATCATCGGTACTAATATCACCACGATCAATTAAAGTACTTAATTCTACACCAGGATAAAAACTTTTACCTTCAGCTGCAACTGTTTCACCATAAATGTTTGTGTTGGTTTCATTTGGTGCGATTTTAAACAAAACAACAAGCGTTTCAATAATGTCACGCATCAATTCTGCATTAAATTGATTTACCAAATTAATGTCTCGTTGACTAAAATATCTTCCAAATAATGCCATATTACTTTATTATTAAATGAAATGTTGCAAATAAGACATGGGTTTATCATGAAATATTAATATAAAACCAAATACTAAAACACCAATGTAAATTAATAATGGAACTGTTTTCATGATTGATGTCATTTTTTCAGTTTCATCTGCTTTAGCTTCCATTTGAGCTTTACGACTGGTTGCTTCAAGATTTTCTCTCAATTGAGTTATTAAAGTTTCTTTTTCGGCAGAAGCTTCACTTCTTAATTCCGATCCATCTAGTGTTACTTCTCCACCAGGAATTGGAATTGTACTATATTTTTGTCGAATCAAACCAAGATTTTCTTTACATAATGCCAAGAAATATTTCTTAACCCATTGTTTTCCAACTGCATTTAATTTATAATAAACTACATTTTGATATGGAACATTACTATAATCACTGACTACATCATAATTACTTCCACTACTAAATGTATTTGCACCATTTAATTTATCTTTTTCAACAACATATTCAACATAAATTGTATGATCGTGAGTAGGAATAGGAAATATCTTTAATTTATTATTGACAATTTCAAAGCTATATGCACTCTTACGAACCATATCATTAAATTCAATTGCTTGACCTCTTAATAAATCTTCAAATATTGGTGTCATCAAAAATTGTGTAGCAGGACTATATCCAGCAAAACCCATTTCATTCAATACATTGCTATAACTCATACCAGTCATACTAAATGGATCATATATACGAGCAAATGCTGGTGGAGGACCATGAAACACTCTTCTAATCTCAACTCTACTACCTGTTTCAAGAGTTGTACCAATTATTGTTTGTAAATCATATGTTTGTACACTGGAAGTTAATTGAACTGCAGCCTTTTTTATATCAACATATCCACCTACACCAACTTCACTTCCATATCCTTTGGCCAATTGAATTATATATGGTAATCCTGTTCCAGTAACATTTTTTCCTGTAATATTAGGATTATCTGCGGTACTTAATCCTTGTAAATTTAATAAATTGTTTCTGATATTAAATTGATTTACTTGAGCACCATATTCATTTACAGCTTCTTCAAATGCGGCATAAAAATTAAGATCAATCAATTCAATGTCAATGATTGGATATCCCATTCTTTTAGCTGCCCATTCAGCACTCTTTTCACAATCATATTCAAAGAATCCAACACTTCCAGTTAAACTAGATGGTGTTGGTTCACTTAAGTAAAATCCAAATGGTATACTGCCTGTATTTACAGCACTACCACTCCCAGGCCATCGAATTCTGTCGTTATCAAGTGCAGCACTCATATCTTAGTCCATCCTTTCACATTTTTTACAATTCTATCTTTTCTTAAAAAATA